GTAAAATATTCATCAAATCACCGAGCCGCATGAAGGCTAAATATTCCTCTGCTCGTTCAGCCTGTCCATTGCAACGGCTGACTACAAAGGCTATTTTACCACCTTTATTACTCTCTGCTTGTTTTATCCATGCAAGAGGTGAGAATTGTGATCTTGCTTTGATTTCGATTGAAAATGGAACTCCGGTTATATCCTCGCCGTTGCGACCACTTCCACTACTTTCGGCATTTGGATACCACTGTTTGAGCCAATCTGCAACGACCTTTTGAGTTCGCATACCCCTATGTTTCCTATGCTGACTAGCCATTGACCGCGTGGCATTTTTCGCATTGCCATTGGATAGGCGATATACTATGCACAAGCACTGTATCATCTAGGTGCGGAATCTCGTTACACATCTGACAGATCAGCATTGGCACTTCTCCTAGCAAAGTTTTAGTGCCATCTGGTCTGATTATTTCAACATAACCCATTTATTCAACTCCTTCCGGTAATCGAAACTTGCCTGTTGTTTTAGATAACACATACCAAACGGCTTCACATTGTTCTGATTTAGGCAATCTTGCATCAGCGCACAAAGCACCACGCCATGCCTTTCCATTTGTAATGCCTGATTTGATTGTTCGCTGACCATGTGAACAGGTTGGAATTGGCTCTGCTTCACCAAACGCTTGCTGAACCATTTCTGCTGCTTCATTTAGCGATACTGGTTCAGGTGTTGGTTCTTTCCCAACAAACTCATCCCATGTGTTATTCACTGCCAATGGAGCATTTGCTATTTCCTCTGATCGTCTATCGTTTTCGACTCTAGCAACTTTCTGCATGTCCTGTTTTGTCGCCTTGTGCTGAGTTTCAAGTATGAGCGACAAACTGCGACCCACACTGGATGTAATCGTGTCCTCGACATAGAATTTACGCATATTTGCAGGATACGTAGCCGCATCGCCAAACGCATAATCGACAGCCGAAGGCAAAGTATCCTCATATTCACGATATATTGAAGTTGCAACCAAAATATGACCTTTGACCGCATCGAACTGAATGACATCGCTTACTATCCTTCCGGTAATGAATTGTTTTTGAAACCGGGCAACCCGGCTATTTACATCCTCGTAATTGTCTAAGTTAAATGCCATTTAGAACTCCCTGTGTGATATTTGAATTGGTTTTTGCATACTCAATCTGTTGATCTAGGTTGAAGTATGTGCCATCAGCCCATTTAGATACATCCAACACGCAGTCATTGCAATAGGAACGCTTGCGACCATGTGATTTAGGCAGTTCAGAATGAACAGTCCAGTTTGCTTGCTTTTGTCCTTTTTCGTTATTCTTTCCAAATCTGCTTGCGCAATAGTCACACCAAATGCCGTATTTTGCTTTAGCCAGCATCAAGATCATCCCAGTCCATCGTTGCCAATTCTCCGGCAATAGTGGCGTAGTTGATAATGTCGAAGTAACTATCTTTACTTTCTGCTTGCTCAGAGATACGACTGACTTTGAGCAACAACATGCAAACTGCGACTTCGTGAGGGTCGATTGAATAACCAAGATATTCCGACCAGAGCCGTGAGATACGCAGCATAGAAACATTTGGTGATCCATACTCAATATCTCTAGTGACTGCAATGAGTTGTGATTGTCGCAGGATTTCATCGCGTTTCATTTACTCTTATCCATAGTAACTCTGGCAATCGCACGCCCTGCATGGTAGCCCTCGCGCTTGCCCTGTTTCCAGCCTTTCCAATAAGCAATGTAAATTAAGAATGGAGTCATAGACAGCAATCCTGCTAGTTCAAAGTATGTAATTTCCATTATGCGCTCACTCTCGCTGAGTGGAAGTCATAGTCAGAGATAAAAGCCCAATTCTCTGTTGCTTCATCAAATGATGCAGTGTAAGTAAATCCGCCTTTTGCCAAAAATTCGCGGCATAGGATCAGATTAGGATATTCCTCAACCCAGTAAATATGACCTGTGTTTGGCATATCGTTGAAGTCAAAACGATTGATTTGGTCTGCCCATGTTGCAGCATCCCATTCCATCGCAGCGTCAAATAGATGTTCAAAATCCTGTGATGTAATTTTCATTATGCACCTATCTTTACTAGGAGCGATGAGTCAAACTTTTTAGCACATTCCACACCAACTGGGAAACAACCCTGAGAATTAGAGTTGTTTAAGTGACGCACATTTGGATCGATTAGCATCCAACCGCTATCCACTTCAAAATACCATGCATTGCTGCCGACTTTACGACCACATGCAAAACAATACTTGAGGGAATCTGCTGCTTTATCGTGTAGCGGAGCAGCATCTCCAACTTTGAATAAAACTTCTGTTGTCATTTTTAGCCCTTAATGTTGATTACTCGGTTTCACCAACACCTTTAGGGTCGCACACTATTTAAGCCTAATCAAGCCAATTCAACGATATTTGTATAACGATTTGATAACGAAATCATCCTCAATATTGAGCCATTCATCACCACAAGCCGGCTCAACCATATCGTTTTCCTTCAACAACAAATGATCCATCACGCTCAATAGGGATTGGAACTGGGCTTACTTTATCGCCATCTACATACAGGATGCCAAAACCTTTCTGCCAGTTCATAACGCCCTTCATGTATCTCATACCTGATGAGCGTTCATTGACTAAATTACCAACCTCAAAGCCCCACACAGTGCGCCCTAAAACGCCCCCAGATGCCTCTGTAAAGGCTGAATAGCCCTGTCTGTGGGTATGACCACACACCACGTTCTTTCCATGCCTTCTAGCGGCTTCTAAGGCTGTTAAACCGCCTTGTGGTTTGTAGGCTTGCTCATCCCCATGCACCATGATTGTGTTCTTTGTGATGGCGTAGGGTTCTTTTGAAAAGTAAATGCCCAATTCATCTAACCTGAGAAACTTCTCATACTCTAGTTCTGGCAGTTTGAGTAGGCTAGGTAGTCTGCTTGCGATTGAGTTGTATAAACGCTGCTGATGGTTTGATCTAACTAGGACATCAACCCTTAGATCAAAAAGGATTTCAACGCAAGTATCGCGATCTTTGCCTAAGTCCTCAAAGTATTCCGCGCCTCTGCCAATGTTAAACTTGCCAAGTTGCGGCATATCTAGTTCGTCACCAACACAAAGGACTTGATCGGGCTTCCATTTGGCAATAAATTTAGCCACGTTCTTTACCGCTTTAGGGTCGAAATAAGGAACTTGAAGGTCACTGATTACGACTATGCGTTTCAAGGTTTAGTCCTCGTCATCCTCGTAATAGCCGGGCTGATCCGGTAACCAATTTGGCGTGGGCAGTATTGTTGCAGGATAGGTTTGTGGAGCAGTAATTAAATAAAGTGCATGATCTACGCTAAAACCGCTGCGTCTAAGGCTTTTGTAGTATTCATTCAAGCCGATACAGTATTGATCGAGTGCTGAATAATCAGTCACATCGATAACTTTTCTGCGAGCCATGATTAAATTATCGCTCTAATAGTATGTTGTAAATCTCATCGACACGCGTATTGAGTCGTTTAATTTCACCCAATAAATGAGTAATTACATAACCGGATAAGCCCCCTACAACGGCAAGCGTGGCAATGTATAGACTAAAGAAATCGGATTGTGTCATTTTTTAGGGGTCGCATATCCAAATACTCCGGCAAGGATTGCCCATAATACGGCGCGATAATCAAGTGAGAAGTTGCTTGCAGCCCATGCAGCAAGAAACGCACCTGACATAAGGAACATAGGATTTTTCATTGTTTTCCCCCTAGTAACGGTATTTCAAAAAAAGAACCATCAGCATCGCCTTTTGGCGTAAATGAGATATGAATGTGCGACGTGTGCGGATTTGATTTGGTGTATTTTCTCCACCGCCAGTTAAGGATGGGTGATGCAATCTTGAAGTTATGGATGACGTATGCAATCCTTTTTGTTTTGTCAGATTTTGCATAGAGCCGAATCTGATCTGCCAAATAAATTGATTCGCTTTTGTGGGATGACAGGTCTGAGTCAATATCAACGGCACGAACGATTGAGTTATTAGCCAAATCAGGATTGTGATCCGACTTGCTCGATTGATGTTTTGCGTCACCGATCCAGCCATCACTACGACGATCTCGTTCTGGATAGGAATCATCTAT